GGTTCTGTTCTTGAGGATTTTATATAATAATAATCTATCCATCATACCCACGGCCCCCATTGTCCATTGTTTCCCATGACGCACATATCTAATGCCGGTGTATAGCAGATACTGCCCGGAGTTATACTTCCGGCGCCGGTAAGCCCCGGAACGTCTGCTATAAGCGTCGGAAGTGTATCTTCCTTGCTGTCTGCAAGAAGCTTCAGGCACATCCCACCGCCTGAGTACGTGCGCTTAATATCAATCAGTTTTACTGCCATGTGATATCTCCTTTCTTATCTTAGAAATTATATTGGTCTACATCAACTTCGTCCGACCACAGGCTGAATGTCTCATCCACACCGTAAGCTTTCACCTTGATTGTTGCTTCTTCCAATCCCTCTTCCAGAAATTTATCACAATAGTTCGCTCGAATAAGTCCATTATAAGTTGTTGTATATGTCTTCTTATTTCCATCAGCCTTTGTAACCATTATCTCGTAAGATGTGGCGTTTTCTACGGCATCCCATCCAACACTTATATATCCATATGTTCCATATCTGGTTGTCTTCTGGATATATGTTGCATTATTGATTACAGGCTTGCTCAATACATTCTTTTCAATAAACTTCTTTGCCGCAGCATCAATTCCGGCTTGCAGTTTATCGTCAATCTTAACTTCGATTTCCGGTATATCAATGTGTGGTGGTTTGAGTGGTGGCGTACATGCCATTGTCGGCACTGCACAGGCAAGTGTTAATACTGCCATTAATACAACTGCTATTAATTTTTTCATTTTTCTCATAATTTTCCTCCTATTCTATTGCTATCCAGGTATATTCCGCGCCCTGCATTAGTTTTGTTATTGCCGTATTATCTTTTGGTGTATACGAAACCGTTCCGCCTTCGACAGCAATTGTCCCCGAACTATATCCAACAGTCTTAAAGTACTGGCTATAACTTACACCGACAACTGTTGTAGTTCCATCTGCATATGCCGCACTTATCACTCCACTTGTCGAGGCGCTTTTGTGGCAAAATAACACAAAAGTGCTAACATTATCAAGTCCCGTATCTATCGTAACTGGATCTGCGCCTGCACCCGTAACAGTCCCTTGTGCTGTCTTGCTTCCACCAGAACTGCCCCCTGCGAAACTTCCGACAACTCCGAAAATGGATACACCGTTTTTAATATTTTCCGCTAACAGATTTGCATCACCTTTGATTGTCTGCGTACCTGACAGATACTTTCCAGACGCTATGGTCTTATCTGATGCGCCTGGTGTTATTGTTTGTGCAGCCTGGCTCTGAATGGAACCTGTTACTTTTCCATTGTTTGTATAACCAACAATTCCCGATAGCATCTTACCTGCTGTAACATCGGCATCTGAACCAGATATACGGATATAATACTTATTATCTTGGACACCCTTTAATGGATATGCGTCTTCCGCGTCTGTCGATATATATCCGAGCAGATTATCACCTTTTACTGTGTCCGGTGCATCCTTTACCGTCATAACCGTATACGGATTGATAACCGAGTACCTACCCTTTCTCAGAATTTTCTTCGCTTTCCTGCCCACCGAATCTTCCGGTAGATAATATGTGTCACCACTTGTTGTCCCTTTATTCAATTCAAAATATCCGTCATTCGTTATAGTCCAACCAACATATGTTGTGCTATCATAACCATCTGGAAAGGATGTACTTGTCAAACTTTTTGTTGTATAATTCCACTCTTCTTTTGCATTGTAAATTGCCCATACATAAGCACCAGTTCCGATGCCTGCCTGGCACTGATGTGTTCCAATAACCTCTTCGCCCGCAGCGTTATACCCTATGATTCCTTCCAACATCTTATCTGGAGCTACCGTAGAGCCCGATAGGTCTATGACCGTCTTTGAGCCATACATTACCTTGTTGATTCCCACTTTTTCACCTCCTATCCGATATTGACAGTTGTTCCGCCGGATTCTCCGTCGGACTCTACATATGGGATTTCCCGGACCGTTACACTGGACAGACAGTTATAACCTTCATCCGGCGTAACTACTTGTTCTGCAACTCTTGGAGTCACCGTCTTAGCCTGTGCTTTCATAGTTCCAGATGTTCCCGAGCTTTCACCGAAATACATAACCATGTAATTAATTCTGATAGAGCCTGTATTTGCACCAGACGCTAATGTTGCGTACCATATTCCGTTTAGATACGTTGCTCCTTGCACATGCACAGTCTGGGCGGAACCGTCGCCATTTGCAAATGACACTGTCGTATTGGCATTTGAACTATCATCCGTATCCAGTAGAGTATTTAGCTCTTCGCTAGTTAGAACCGCTACTGATGTGGGACTACCAGAACTGATCTGTACAACTTTTGTTCCGGCTTCCATCCGGTTGATATTCCGCTTTGTAGTCTTGTAATCCTTGAGCGTCTTGTAGATTGGAAGTTCCTGGCAATTTGTAAAATAGTCTTTAGTTAATCCGACATATACATCATCAGACTTGTGCCGAAGAAAATACCTGGCCCTGTCCCCATTCACATCCCCAAACCACCCGATAGGCGATAGTATCGTTGGCAATTGGTATCCGGTCGAGTAATCCATTCCACCAAATTGTAACTCACCACGTTCCATATCGAGGGTGTAGCCATTTGTCTTGGAATATAATGAAATCAACTGTTCAAGGGTATTAATTACGAACTGCTCATCTTCACTCTGTATGATTCCTGCAGTTACTGTTCCAAGTTTCGCAGTAATGGCACTCAGCGTCTCAACATCAAGATTTTCAATGGCGATGTAATACAGTGCCCACTCTTTTCCATCCCATCTTTTAATCGGCTGTTTTGATCCAGTCGTCCATAACTGATTCACCTCTGGATTTTCCGGCGCCGTCTCAGACACAATGATTCCGGAATCTCCATCCTTGCCCTGAGTCCCATCTTTGATAGTTTCAGATTTCGCACCGTTCTTATCTGTTACTGTAATCGTAGTCTCACCATCTTTCTTATCGATGTCCACGGTCGGGGAATAACCATCCTCTCCCGACTCTCCGTTAGTTCCACTCTTCGCAACCGAGTAAGCGGTGTTGCTACTGCCGTTCGTATAATAGGTAATTGTTCTAGTCCAGAGATATTTCCCCGACTCTGCAGATACTGGCTTGAAGCTCCATTCTCCTTCTGGTGGTTCTGTCCCGGAATCTCCGACCTGATAACTTACTTCGCTGTGATCCACAGATACAATCTTGCCTTGCAGCTCTTTCATGATGGCATCGACATCCTGCGTCTTCTTGGATTCCATTAATGTATAATTAGCAAGTTTCCCGGTATCTTCTCCGACAACCGTGTAATGATTCTGTACTTCCTGCACTCTGGCAGACAGGTATATTTTTTCTTGATATCTGTTGTCTGCGATCTGAATGGTATCCCCGATATCCGCCTGTAAATCATATAACTCCGCCTCATAGGATACTTTCTTATCATTCCGCTTCTTGAGTTCTGACAGCCCTCTGTTAAATAGTTCTTGTGGAGAATCCGTATCATACTGGAATGCTCCATTGATATATCCGTCAAATTCTCCCTGTCCTACATAATCATAAGCTCGGAATCTGGACCATTTCTGATGTGCCTCTCGGTCGTAGATTCGGATATGACCTTTGGGACTATAGTATTTTCCGTCATCATATTCGATGGAAGAAATGTTTGTCACTACACCATCCGTTTCCTTGCCGTAACAGATCAGACAGGTACACAAGTCTTCGATGCTTCCGCTTCTGGTCAAGGCAACTAAGTTGATGTCATCAATAAATGTCTGCTGAACCTTATCCTCGCCAATTGTCTTGTAGATGTTCACGATCTGTTTTGTTACAGTCACTCCATTCATCTCAATTACAAACTCGCATTCTGCATCAAACGCATTCATGATCATCCCAATTCTGGCCAGATGACTATCCGTCTTGCTTTCATATTTTGTGGCTCTTTTGCGGTCCGGAATCTCATTGATGCCAATCTCCCAACCTGTATCATGCAAACATCGATTCATAGTATCCTCTACAGATTCTGCCGACACATTCCAGGCTCCCGCAACCTCATTGATAAGGTCCAGGCCAATATCCTCACAATGTACGTCTAATTCATCGTCTCCTTCAACGGTCATGATGGTATAGAGCCTGTCTTTTCCGTACTTATCCTTGAATGCAATATAATTTCCTTCCGTGATGTATTTAACATCTTCATGGTCGGGAAATGTCGTAAAATCATAAGTTCCGATTGCCACATTATTCGTAAGCGAAATCGTCTGTCCTTGATTAGCCCCGCTATCATCAATCCGCAAGCTGTCCGGCGAATCTGTGGACGGATTGCACAGTACATGCATGTCACGCCCGATGATAAACCATTCCATCTATAACCACCTCTCTCTATAAGTTATTGTAACTTCTGGTATTTGCGAAAATGTTGATGTTACAATGCCAAGTGTATGTTCTCCTGGAGGAAGAAGTAACGGTCGGCTTCCAATGTCTACGGTATCCCAATCCAAGATTCCGTTAATGTATAGCTTGTTTGAATTTCCATCCAAATAAATCTCATCATCCGGCTGGAAATAATTTGGAATATCATCATATTTCTGAACATTATGCTTTACCACATTGATTGCTCTTAACAAATTGTTTCGAATCGCCGGATTCGTTTTGTATCCTGCACCGTACCAGGTAATCTTCCTAAGTTTCGCCGAAGAATCCTCCGCCTTAAAGGTCTTGCTGATTCCAGCGTAACTGAATTTGACCGTAATGTTCTCTCCAATCTTTTCTACTCGCATGCAAGCACCATCACCTTCGCGTCCCGTCACATAGAACTTCGTAGTGTTTTTGGTATCCCAAACGCGCTTCTGACCAATATAGATTGCCATATCTGACCTTTCAAGAGACGCATTGTTGTCTTCAAACACCACCGACACGATGATTTTGTCATCTGCATCCGAGAATGTTACAGAATTGTGTCCGACCTGCTTTCCTGCATCAGATCCAGCCCCAACTGTGTTGAAATCAAAACGCCAGTCACAACGCCAGTTCTCCGGGTATTCGCCGTTTGCGTCCGCCGGCACCGTCTTAGTCAATGCTGCCCCATGCCAGCTGTCGCCAGTCTTATAATTGGAAACTTTCGCGTATCCTTCTATTTCAGACTCCTTGACATAAGTTATTGCCCCAGACTGCAGTCTCTCCGGCGTGACCGGCGGCGTGATTCCCTGGTTAAGCGCCCAGCCACAGTCCCTGTATAAGTGGTCATCAAATAATCGGTCGGACGCTTCATAACTCACACCATCTACTTCTTCCGGGTGTCCAATCTGGTAAAAACGGTCATCCAGAGTCAATCCAAGATATCCATTCTCAGACTTCATGAGTGCTGTGACATTAATTGGAACTGCTTTTGTCCCTTCATTTTTCAGTGTGATTTCCGTAGCTGTTCCATTATTTGTTGCCGTCTTTTCCGTTGTTTTGTATTTGGTCTGTACATATGAACGAAAAGCTGCCTACAACATTCAGTCTTCCGGGATCTACGTCTCCAACACTTTCTTTTGTGCCGATAAAATATTTATCCTGCTCATCTCGAAAAACCAGCTCTGCTTGTTCTACACTGATCAGAGAACATAGCTTATTAAATTTTTCTCGGAAATCTTCCGGGCTGTTGCTGAGCATCTGATAATTCACTTGAATTGTCCGAGATTCATCCCTCTTCTGCTTATAGCGTCTGCCATCCTGATTCCCAATCTGAATATTGCTAACTTCAGATTCTAACAGTTCGCGCCCTTCCACGCTTAAGGTTCTATAGCCCTCAATTTCATTTTCGATGTATATTCCATTAATGCAGAGTGCCTCGGAAGGCAACTCTGTGTTATCCTGACTCTCTGTCGTGTCTATGAATTTATACATATCTTGCCTCCCTATCTAACTCCGCTTTTTCTTCTGTTCTGCTTATCAAGCTTTTCAAGTTCCTCCTGCGTATAAACCGCTGAAGCTTTTGCAACCTGTTTTCCATCAATTTCAACCGGAACATAAATGGTATATTTCATCTTGTTCTCAAATGTCCCTCCCTGCTCTTGCAATTGCACGTCTTTTCTACACATGTCTCTGATAGTAAACGTTCCGATGCCATCTGCAGCCAATGCTTCAAAATTCATATTTCCAGTCGTAAACGTATCAGAAACTACATCGAACACTTTTGCCGCAACATTTGAAATCTTCGAGGTATACTTTTCAAGTCCTCCACCAACGCCTAAATCAATCATTTTTCCAACATAGACTCCCCATCTGGCAGGACTGTGAATGCCGAAGAATGCTAATACCTTATCTTTAAAACTACCTAGAACGCCCTTTGCTGCGTTCCATAATGCTCCAGCACTACTACTAATTCCATTAGCAATACCACGAATAATGTTTACACCTACACTTAACCAATTTGTTTTTGTAAATGCATTAAAAACGCCAGTCACTACCTTTCCTGCAGCACTGAGAACTTGAGGTGTTGCAGAAATCAGACCAGATGTCAACTTGCTTACAATCTGTATTCCTGCAGTCAATATCTGTGGAAGATTTGTAATGATTGCTTTCGCAATCGCTACGACCAGCTTTGCTGCAGCAGATAATATTTTAGGAAGATTGTTGAGTAAGCCGTCAGCCAATGTATTGATAATTCTTACAGCAGAATCAATCACCTGTCCAGTGTTACTGCTCAGTGTATCTACCAAAGCTGTAATCGTATTAATTGCAGCCGCAATAATTTCCGGCAACGCCAGTGCAATTCCTGTAGCCAGATTTTCAATAATGACCAAACCCTGCTGAATCATCTGTGGCAGATACGTTGTTATAGCCGACGTCAGATTATCAAATAATGCGGATATTCCCGTAAGAATCACCGGCATATTATTTAAAATTCCTTGCGTTAAAGACTCAAGTATCGATAGTCCGCATAGCAATAACTGTGGTGCTAGACTGATAACTGCATTACCAATTGCTCCCACCAGAGTCAGCATGCTCGTAAGAATAACATTCATATTCCCCGTCACGCCTTGAACCAGCGCATTTAATATATCTATGCCCGCTGTTGTAATACTTGGTAGAAGTGACGCAATCGTGGTCAATATTTGAGCCAGTACTCTGGATCCGGTCGCTGCAAGTCCTGGAAGCTGACTGACGATTCCTGCCGAAAAACTACTGATTACTTCCGGTCCTTTTTCTCTAGCTAACGCCAGCATATTTGTCAACTCAGCACCGAATTTCCCGTTAATCAGTCCCAGTCCTGCAACCACAAGACCTAATATCGCTACTGGTCCCACTGATGCAAGAGCTGCCTTAAATACCAATCCCATCATACTTACCATTGATGATAGTGCCTTTGTTCCGGCAGAAGCTGACGTGTATAATCCTTTACCTACACCCTTTCCGATTTTGTAAAATGATGCTGGTATTCGGTCTGCAAGTGCATTAAACTTTCCTTTGACTGCAGTTGTTGCTTTTCCAGCAACCGACTTCAAGCCTTCCATTTTTTCATGCACACTGTCTGGTATAAATGAGCCAACCGTCGCGGAAACTTTCCAGAATTTTTCCTGTATACCATGTCCAACATCAATAGCCTTATTTCTTACAGCATCAAGTCTTTCTAGACTCTCTTTGGTATCTTTATTAAGCTTCTTAAAACCATCAGATTCAAAGTCCATTTTCCCACGCAGTACCTGCTTCATTCCGATGATTTTCTTAACAAAATTCTGTGTTTCTCCATTCAGTTTTTCAAATTTCTTACTTCCTGGTTCTAGTTTCCCCGCTAATGCCTTACCAAATATAGTTGTGGTCCTACTTGCCCCTCTTATTTTATCTGCCACATCTCCTACTGTATTGACTACACTATTCATTCCAACGTTAACCTTTGAAATAGCAGGTATGATTCCATCTAAACTAGCACCCGCACCGCCAAGCGCCAACATGGGCGCCACAGGTGTCAATACCTTTATTAAATTCTGTATTTTGGCAACTGCAGTATCTGCCTCAGCAAAACTCTCAATAAAAGTCTGCACTTTGTTAAGTCCGGCTTCTGCAATTGTTCCTATACGATTGATACAGCCTTCAATATTGGGAAGCCCATTGCTTTGCAGTACTGTATCAATTGCACTTAAGATTCCTGTCATTCCTCGTGTTACTGCCGTCTGTGCATTCTTAAAGGCTGTAGCAATTCCACCTGACGCCGTTTTTGCCCTCGCTGCAAATCCATTGACTCCACCATCCAGTTCAATCAGTTTTTCATTAAATTGATCAAATGTAATTTCTCCGGATTTCAAAGCATCATACAAATCATTCTGTGCCGATACTCCTGCATATCCAAATGCTTTCGCCACATCATTCAATGCAACTCCCATCGTTTCCTGTAGAGTCCTCCACGACATAATATCCACAGAGCCTTTTGATAGCATTTGAATATACTGCGTAAGTCCTCTTTTTGCATCATCTGTACTTGAACCTGATGTAAGAAATGCATCATTTAATGCAATCGTTGTTTTTGTAGCTTTTTTTAAATTTCCTGTTAATACGGCAATCCTCTGTGCTGTTGAAGCAACTTCATCTAGAGCTGTCGGTAATCCTTTTGTTCCGTCTGAAAGTTCTTTCATAGCTTGCGAACTATCTTCCGCCGAAAATCCAATCTGTTGCAATACTTTTGGAAAACGGTTCAGAGTATCGTATCTTGATACCGCCTTATCCATTGAATTAGATAAAACGTTAAACGCAGCGCTGGCAACTTTTATCACTCCCAATGCTGCAGCTACTGACTTGAATCCTGACGTCACTTTTCCAGATGTAGCAGATAAAGTCTTATTTTTCTGGTTCATTCCGTCCAATAACAGATTTGCTTTCGCCATTGTGGACGTAAAATTTTTATCCAACGCAGACAAAACAGCTTTCACACTATAACTTTCCATATATCTTTCCCGCCCTCCTCATTGCATCTAAGAGCCTGTGTTTTTCAGGATCCTGCTGTTCCAAGTCGCCCTGGCACAAAATTTCTCTTTCATCTTTCCTGAATTGTTCAATATTGAAAAATTGTCTGAAATTCTTATAAAATGGTTTTCCTGACTTTTTTGTTGCCTTGGATTGTCGATGTATCCAAGCCTGCGCATACATATCACGCTCTTTATCTAATTGCTTAAGCTGATATGCTCTCATTCTCAATTCAAATTCCGGAATCGTCATGCGATCAATCACATTGAAATCTGTAATATCCAGATATCTCATGCAATTGATCACGATCATTTCGTAGGTTATTCTTTGTCCGACTCCTCGGTTTTGGCTTTCTCTGCTCTTGCTTCTTCCTCGATTGTTTTCAGAATTTCTTCTGTCTTTAACCGTGTAGCATTTGACTTTTTTAACTCATCAATCACCTTGTCAAATAATCCTTCGATATCCGTAGTTTCATCATCAATATACCGGTCAATGTCTGCCGGTTTCACTCTTGGACTCTCTGTCATGTTTGCTGCTGCAAGCGTATCTGACAGTGCTACGGTGTCTTTCATTGTTAATTTTGTGACCATAGACTCTAACCCTACTCCAAAGGTAATTCCATTCTGTCGAATAGAACTCTCTCCGTCCAAATGTCTTACAAAACCGATTCCAAATCTAAAATTATATTCTGTATCATTAATAATTAACTGCATAATTTCTCCCTTCTGGTGCGATGTCGCACACGAAAAAGAGAGCCTGTTATCTAGGCTCCCTACGCTCCTGTTTTCTGTGTATCCGCAAATACATATGTGGCAATTTCTTTCTGCTCCGCTGACACGGTCGCATAACCGCTCACACCATTTCCATTGATTCCAAATGTGAGAGAAATCTCTACATTATCCTCTGCACTTGATGTCTGGTCAAGCTCCGTAAGATATCCCTGGAAGTATTTTGATTTGTACTTTCCTTTGTTCGTGTCAGTACCTTCTTCCTCCAGGTTCACTTCCCAGATTTCCATCAACTGGTCATTATCTAAAGCATCTTCCAACTCATCAATGAACTTATCTCCTTTTTTTAAAAGACTGGAAGCTGTGATTTCGACTTCCGAAGTCCCCGGAGTACGCACTGTTCCGTCTTTTGTTGCTGTCGTATCAGCATCTTTTGACTTGGTGCGCTCATTTTCAGTTGTAAATGCAAGTCCCTTTGCATCATCCAATGTAGACTTTCCCTTAACGCGATACAGGTAAACAATCTTCTTACCCGGTATCGCCTCTGCAAATAACTGCAATTCGCTAAATTTCATTGCCTGTCCTCCTAACTAAATTGAAATTCCACTTCTAAAACTCCATGAAGAAGTGGCTGTTTTGTCGTTGTATCCGGGAGCATCTGCTGGCTAACATCTCTGATCTGCCACGCGTAATTCTCCGTATGTTCCAATATCCTGCACATCGCTTTAATCTCTGCCAGAATCCTTGATACTGTTCCTCTCTGTCTTGGGTTGTCATGCCACACATGAAATGTCTGACTGACTCTCCCAATGACCTCAGACTTTGTATTCTGGTCATTCTGCCGACTGTCTGCAAGATATACGAAAGGATACAGCGTACCCTCTGGCGGTAAAAACGTATCATACACACCGATACCCGTATCCTTATACTTTTCTTTCAGTGATACTAAAAACTCACTGAATAACTCCTGCTGTGGATCCATAGCATCACCTCACAAGCTTTTCCAAATCAGACTTGAACTTCCCTTTCTGCTCATTAAACGCTGGCTGTATATGAGGCTTTCCTTTCATAAATCTTGTTCCATATTCCTGGTATCCCGCATATTCTGCTGTTGATGCAACCTCTGCCGTCATTCCGCCATCCTTAATTTCCAACATAATCGAATCATGCAAATGCCCGGTGTCAATCGGAGCCTCTTTTTGAGCTTTTTTCTGCATTTCGGCTCCGTTCTTTTTTACAACAGTTTTTACAGCTGATAAGTCCATATTCTTCTCCAGTTTTACCTGTAGCTTATGAAGTCCAATCAAGTTTATTTCAGTCGCTCTCATCACTGCACCTCCGACACTACAAAAGTCTGCTTTGTCCTCAAGTCTCTCCGGCTGTCCACCTGATAAATCTTCTGCCCGACACGAATCCGGTCAAATGGCTTTGCATACTGGTTCTGCAGCTGGATTGTCAGACTTCCCTGCCGGAGGCTTCCATACACCAGTCTCATTGTTTCTGCTCCGGTATCCATTACAGAAGCATATCTCTCATCCTCATATACGGTATCTTTTCCATAATTTCCCGTCTTTTTGTCGTACTCTCCCGGAACAACCATCTGAAAAAAAATTGGTGTATCATATCTCACAGGAATCTCACCTTGCCTTTCGTAGCGTTCTCCAAACTGTCCAAGTATGCTTGGATATCATCCTCATACTCTGCGAAATCATCTTCCGCAAACACCTGGCTCTCACCTTCCACAGTATGTGAAGCAAGTCCCTCAGAACCAATCCGGTTGAACCGCTTAATCACAACATCAACAATGATATAGCTCAGTGCTTCGGGTGGCTCTGCTCCACCCAGCCGCACCTTTAATCGGTTTTTTGTCGCATTGAGCAAGAGCATCAACTTATTATCCTGGGATGTCTCCTCTTTCGATATTCCAAGAAGTTCTTTTATATCATCTAACATCAGATCACCTACTCCTCAGATGCTACTTCTTCCTTTTTCTTTCCAGGCTGTTTCCCCGGTTTCCTTTCATGCTCTTCTTCCACCTTTTCAATCAATGGAATTCCGCGTTTATTATTGCTTCCGGAAAGTTCTGCCAATCGTTCATCTGCCACTTTTACACCTTCACGAGGAAAAATATCTCCCTCGTGGTATTCATGATCGTTATCATGTAAATCTGTAAAATACACAATTACTTTATACATTTTTACCTCCTAGGCTCCCGCATTAACAGTTACAGCTACATCACCAGAACGAACAGCTTTGTAATTCTGATCACATTCAACCAAGGTGACGTGGTGAGCTGCTGTTGAGGAAATCTCTGACTCACCATCCCACTTAGACCAATTCTTAACGTCCATACCGAAAGTTACTGGAGTTGCGGCTACAGCATCTTTGTACTTCCAGCAGTTTTTCATTGACATCAACTGCTCTTTTACAGTCAATTTTGTCTTTCCTGTTTCTGAGCCAGCTTCCGATGTTACATTCAGTGTACCAAGAGTCTGTGTATCAGATTCTCCTACAGAAATATATGCAATAGCATCCAAATACTCACAGAAGAGACGCAGTCCCATAATTGCGAAGTTGTCGGAAATCATGCGGCCATAACTTCCTTCTGAATGAAATCCGATAAATCCTGTCTCAGGATCCGTTGTAAATACAAGTCCTGCTTTTGCGAACTCAGAATCTCCCGGATCAACATAATATGCGACCATGTTGTTGAGCGGAGTTGCAATAACCACTTTCTCCGGAATCTCAGAGCTGATGAATACAACGTCTGCTCCAAGGAAGTTCTTCATGTATTCAAATCCAAATGCGGTCTGCAATGTAATATCCGCTGCGCCCACATATTTATATACATCCAGAGTGTTCACCCACACAGCAACTCCTGTCACGGTTCTCTTCATCTTCTTGAACTTATCCTTGACCTTACCAATTGCCATTGCAACAGCCATCTGCCATGTAAACTCGTGTCCTACCAGCGATCCAGCCATTAACTGCTTATAGAATTTGTCACTGACCACATTTCGAAGATCTGACTTGAACTCCTCATCTGTATCTTGTACAGCTGCTTCATATCCCTTGTCGGCAATTGCTTCCAGAGAAACACCTTTTCTGTACTTCTCAATCTTGATCTTATCAAATGTCTGTTCCTCTACTGTGTACTGAGACATTGGAATCTCTTCGCCTTCTCCAACCTCTCCGGACTTCAGTGTTCCTTTTACTGTCTTGGTCTTTAACTCTGATCCATTTTCTTTTCTGATCATTCTGGTAATTCCCAAAATATCTAACAGTGCCTGCAGGTTCTTGCCGAATGATGTAACAAAGTCAATCTCTCTGGCCATAACCTGGACCTGTGCGCTTCCAGTCATTCCGTCCGGCGCTGCAAATGCCTGTAATCCTAATTTTCTAATATCATGCATCTTTTCTACTTCCTTTCCTTACTGAAATAATGTGATGTTCTCAGCAATCAGTCTCTGTCTTTCAGACGGATTCTTCACTGCCAAGATTTGTTCTTTTGTCATAGTTCCTTTTCCACCAGTACCTGCTTTTGGTGGATTTCCCTTTAAAGCATCCTTGACTGCAACCTGCACCGCCTCCTTGTACATCTTTGCAAATGCTTCAACTGCTTTCTTGGTTCCGTCAGCATCCTCTGCTACCAGATTGACCAGAAGTTCATCCGGGATATTAATTTCCTCGTCTGCAAGCATCTTGCGCGCTGTCTTTGCCATATCTGATTTGGCATTCTGCCGTTTCAGGTCCTCCAGTTCCTTTTCAAGCTTATTTGCCTTGTACTCCGCTTTCTCTTCCTTTGTCATCTGTGCCAACTTTTCAGCCTCGGACAGCTTATCATCCGTCAGTGCCTTCCACTTTGTCTGTGCATTGGTCACCGCGGTATTGACCGCTTTCTGGACACGTCGGTCAAACTCTGCCTGATTTCCTTCAAGCGCTAAAAATTCCTCAAATGACAATGTTTCATTTCCACCGTTATTTCCTGGTTCATTTCCTGGCCCAGCTCCAGCACCGTTTCCTCCATTGGCTCCACCGCCGTCTCCTCCAGGCTCTGTAAATAACTGCAGGTTACTCATTGGAATTCTCCATGTTCTGTTTTTCATATCTCTATCCTTTCTGCCCCAACCCATTCATTTAAGCCCAGGCCATTGCATCTTGAATTTTGTAGTTTAACGACATTCCGGTCACATTGGTTACATGATCCGGATATACTCCGGGAATTCATCAGCAATCAAACAAATGCCAATGAAAAAGGAATCCATCAGAGTCCGCGACCTCTCTGATAGATTCCTGTATTTTATCTCAGCCAATCCTGGCTTGATATCATATTCTATTTCATCCTCTGTCAGGTCCTGTATGGACTTGATCAGCGTTTGTGCCAATGCTGTTGCGCCGGCACAAATAATATCATGTCCGTATTCAGCATAATTTGCATGTCCGGATATCTTTATTTCATCCTTGCGGACGGTTACTTCAATCAAATTACATCTATCCTTTCCGAGAAAAATGAGTATAAAAATACCACCAATCATTCTGATCAGTGGTATCTAGTCTTCCCATTCTTTTAAATTATCGCTTTCTTTTTTTAATCTCTTAAGCTCTTCTTCTCTTTCTTCTGGAGTTAAGTCTCTATGAATAATTACATCTTTTCCTGTTACTTTAATTCCTTCCATTCAATTCCGAACTCCCTTCCAAACTCTTTCAACGCTTGTATCTGCGCTTTTTCTATACCATAATTGTATGGCGCTGATACATACTTGTCAACGGTTTGGTTGAAATATTCGCTCCTAAATGGCTTTTTTCCTACTTTATACGAAAATACTCTTCCATCATGAGTAGCAATTATTCCAAATTCATATTTTCTTGCCCCTGCTGCTACAAAATCACTCCCTGTTGGAAGAATATTAGTTGGATGATTATGGATACCAATTACACCTTCGGATTTTGCATATTCCTGGATCATTCCAATTTCATCAGATGATAATTCTACACCAAGTACATTTGCATCCTTAGTTTTTGAAAATAATCTCTTTCCTGTTTTTGCACTAATAATATACAAATCTTCTCCATCTGTTCCATTTCTATGCACCAACATAGCCCTAGCATATTTACGCAATGAATTATTAACCGACGTATTCTTTGTTATTTGATTAAATTTTCTTCCATATGTTTCTGATTTGATTTTTTCCAACGGAACTTGATTACTTCCTATCCGTAAACTGCTGATATTTCCACTTTCACCCTCATTCATTCGTTTCCATGTTTCAAAATCAAGTCCATGTTCAGAATAACCATCCAGCCATTCCTCATACAGTTCATCGTCCATATAGGCTGCCACACTACAATGACAGCAAGGGTGCATCGGTGGAGCATTCTCTCCCGGCATCATATCTTCTACCTTAAAGTGCTTCCCGTCCAGTGCCTTACATTCCGCGCATACATCACTATTTCCACAAGCCACATAGACATATTCATCAAATCCATTCCTAACAAATGATTGCTTCTGAGCTTCCGTCTGTACTCTCGCAAGTTCGGTCGTCATAAGTCTCTGCGCATTATAAGCACTGACGCCAAATCTCTTTTCCAGATGCTTTGCAAGTTTCTTCGGATTCTGTCCTCTGATCAGTCCTGATGCAAGTAACCCTTCCAGCTCTGCCTTGAGCATGCCCTGATACATCCAAATACGATCCGAATATGTCGCATTCTTAAACGATGCATTCACAATTGCATGAGCGTATTTTTCATTCTTAAGAACGGACTTGCCAAGGATACCGGCTTGTCTCTGGAACTCTTTCAGTGTTCTGTCGGTCAGCTTCTTATCGAAATATTTCTGCATCTCATCAAATCCTGATACCATCTCAAGACCGATATTTGCCTTCAGGAGTTCCAACCGGTTCACCTTCATGGTCAGATTATAGATCCTCATCTCTTCATTTGCCCGATCGGAAAAATCTTTTGTTTCAACATATTTCTTTGCTTTCCGTTCATATGCTGCAATATCCAGCTTGCTTACTCTCTTCTTTGCCTCAGCCATCGTAATGCCTTCTTTAGCATCATACTTGGTATAGAATCCGTTGATCTCTCTATTGATCTCGTCCATCATATTAGCATAGATCTCTTTGATCTTACGATTATACTCAGCTTCTTCCTGAATATTATGTTTCTTTGCTTCCGTTTCCCGGTTCTTCCAGTACTCCTGGCTTGTCATCACCTGCACCTCCGAACATTTGTGTCATAACAGGATCTGTCTTGGCTTTTTCCTGTTCGCTCTCGATTTTTTCCATCTCATTCTGCACATTATCCACGACAGACAGTACACCAAGCTGTGTCTCTTGTGATACGATTCCATCCAAGTTGCCGGCGATCTGGCTCTCTTCCAGTACATTCGATGGAATATTCGGGGTGAAATGGTAATGCAGTTTTACCCAGTCATCTTCTTTCATTCCGGATACCGGATTGGAAAAGATCAGTTTATACCGCCGGTTCATTCCGGATGTAAACTTTCGCTCTTTTGTCTTGGCCAGATTGCTCATTCCCTGCAGCTTATACTTCATGGCAATGCCAGAGCTTGTACCAAAATTTTCGTCTGAGATATTCGCAACCATACCAATCTGGAATATTAGTTTCTCCAGACGATCAATCAAATGTTCCTGTGTGGTATCTCCATCTGGCTTATTCAAAAACTCTACAATAAGCTGATTCGCATCTCCGTCAAAGTTAATAATACGATTATCCCGGATGTACTTCACCTCGTCATTACCAAGCATAGTTCCAAGTATCTTCATATAGGCATCCGCAAAATAATCTACATCATTTGATTTCTCACTGATTGCTTTGTTATAAGCATCAATCATTGACATTACCGGTTCAAAGATACATGTGCGCTCCTTATTCTCCACATACTCCGTAGCCGGAACTCCGTCGAATCCATGTATCTTTTCTTCTTCCTCCCAGACAAGCTTTCCCTTCTGGGCAAACCACCGTACCTTAGTGTCATCTGATACACTGCCATGCAGTACATCATTCGAATCTATGTACAGTCGAACGAAATACCGCTCTCTGCACAGCACCGAATCATCGTAGATCATAAAAGCATCGAACGGTGTCAGATATGTAATCCCAATGTTTCCCAGTTCATCTACGTAATACATCTCGTATCCCTTGCCATAAATGCAACAGATCTTCGACAGTTCCGCATTGTTATCGTCCTGATCATTGTACTGATCTAGGAGCTCCACATATTTTTTGATATTGCCTGCAGCATCACCATCCACAGATATCTTAATTGGATTCCCGATAAAATATCCGTTAAAAGTATCCACCATATATTTTGCAAAGTTCACAGCAATACGATTGTCTGGTTTATAATCTGGCTTTGGCTTCTGGTGGAAAATCTGGTAATCCGTCTCATATGCATCTTTCAGATGTTTAAACCGAAAGGCACACTCTGCATTATGTTTTGCTATGAATTCATTTAGTTTGCTATCTGTCAGTTCTTCTTCTGACGGTAATCGAAATAACACTTTACAGTCCTCCTTTCAAGTTTCTGTTTAGTCTCGGCTTAGCCTTACGTTCTTCCTCAATGGAATAACGCAACATAGCCATTGCATCATCAAAAAATGGAACTGGTTCTTCAAGATAAGTGTTTGTGCGTTCATCTTTCTTCCACTTCCATTGTTGTATTTCCTTTATGGTATTCACACAGGACGGATGTATGTGAATCCTGTGCTGTTTTAAATAATCTATCTGAGCGTGAACACTGTTCGTCTCTTTATTGACTCCTTTGGCCCTGTATCCGGCTTTCTGCCACATCTTGATACGGTCCGGCTCAGCAGAGTCACACCACATCCGGAACTTCTTGTTAAATCTGCCCGCAGCCAGCTTAATAATCTCTTCTGTATCCATCTCATACACATACAGTTCCTGGAACAGATACAAATCTCCATCTCTGAATCCAACCTCGCCGATACAGTTGGCATGGTTAAATCCAAAGTCCTGTGAGTTCACAATGTAATCATAGTTCTCCGGATTCCGGTCAAATTCCTCTATGACATAATTCTTAAGGATAAGACCGGCAACCTCTCCCCATTCACCCAGACCATACACCCGATAACCTTCCGGATCTACTTCCTTACGCCGGAGCATACGTCTGTGATACGCTTCATCAATGAACCGGTTGTTCTCGTAGGTTGACTGATGCGTCAGTACATCCGGATCAACACGATCAAAGAACACTTTCTTAATCCAGTGATGTGATGACACCGGATTAAATGTTAACCTAATCTGGTAGAATAATCCCTCCGGCAATATACCTCGAAGTCGGTCATCGATGATTTCAAAATCTGACTGTATAATCTCTGTGGCTTCCTCTATCCAAACATCGGTAAGCTTCCCGCGCTTAAATGTAATTGACTTAAGTTTCTCACGTTGCTTTTCGTCATTTACCCCGCGGAAGATAATCTGGTTATGATTGTTCTTACATTCCAGGAGCATATTTGAAGTATTAATGTACCAATACTTCTTATATCTTTCTCCGAACATACGAAAAATAGCACTCTGCAATTCTGCAAAAGTGCTATCTCTATTCGTTACATCTGCTTTTCGGACGCACAAAAGATTACGTCCGGGATCATTCATCAAACGAATGATATAATTCTGTGCCGTGTCCATACTCTTTCCGGATCCAGCAGAACCTTTCATGACGACATAACGCTTGTGGCTGTGATCAACCTCTTTAAAGCATGGATTAGCTTGAACATTTATTTTCACAGGCAATCAGCTTCTTTAAAGGCTTTGAAAAGTTTCGGTGACTGAATAGCAATCCAGTCTGTAATCTCCTCGTTCCATCCCCAGCTTTCGGCATCGCCACTGTTATTCCATAATCCAGACTCGTACAGAAACGCATGAATAATTTCATGCCTGAGTACCTTCTTCTTGTACTCTTTCAAATTCCTTAAAGAGTTTCTACTGGATTCTAACTTCGCGATCCTAATCTGATGAATACTCTGATCCATGCATCCATCACAACCCTCTGGAAGTTTTTCATCTGGCGTATCAAAATATATCGTATATAACGTTCCTAAAATATTAACTTTCTTCATTGTCATTATCTCCATAATCAATCGTGATGTTCAAATCCATATCAGCATCAACTTCTAGCTTGTCCTTAAACATTCCGAGATGCTTTCCAAGCAATTCCAGAGCTTTCATTTTATCATTCAGTCGAACTTCTCTTTCAACCGACTTTCTCTTTGCTCCGTCCATTGTTTTAACCTTTACGGACTGGATACATGCCAGATCATCTTCTGTCGCATCCGCTTTTACTGATGCATCTTTGGGGTTGATTACATTCTGTGGATTCACAAATGCGATTCGTGCTAGTTCCTGAATCACTCGATCCTGACTGATGCCGGTTCTCTTCGATCTCTCGGCCATTGCTTTTGCAATATTTTCTTGAACACAAGTTTTCCCAAGTAATTCAGGTCCGATTCTATCTGCTGTTTTTGACGAATACCCCGCTCGGATTGCTGCCTGAGTGGCATTTAAGTCGATTAGATATTCATCGCAAAATCTTTTCTGTTTTTCAGTCACTCAGACTCACCTCCTGTTTTATATGCTCAGCCCTTCGAGTACTTCATTACGAGAGAAGTACTCTACCAGTTTAATGATTTATTCGTTTTATCGCATCAGAAAAGCACCCTATCAAGAGTGCTTAGAATTCCATTTTTTCTTCTTTGTCATATTTAATTCCTACTAATTTTTGTAATTTATCTCGTTTTCGTCCAAGTATATTCGTATAACAAGTATCATCATATTTTTCTAAATATTTTAACAAGCTATCTATTTCATCCTCCAGCTGCTTACGATAAATTATCTCAAATGCATACTCATCTGATAGGCGATTAAGTTTTTCGATTTTTATGTAAAGTTCAGTAACCATAAACATTATTTCTTCATTTGCTTTAACTAATTTTCCATTTGAAAAGAATGGTTGGAATTCATTAGGTCTCATATGCACATAATCTCTCATAAAATAATATACCGTTTTTATGACCTCAATTTCTTTTTTAAAACTATAATTTCCGCCTTTTAAAATTAACGAATTGAGAGGCATAAGTTCCAGTATCAGACAACCGACAAAATTGAGTCTTTCTGTTATGAATCGTTTTCTTTCAACTCGATAGTTTATAACCGCTGTAATTAAAGCAAGTATCGATCCAGAAAAAATTCCAAGCAAGCAATTAATAATAAAGTCTGCTCTTGGAAGCAACTCATTCAGTTTTTCATTATACTCAAATACAATTGCTAAACCTAACGCTACTGTTGTAATTACTAATGTAACATATATTGCATTTCTATTCTCGTAAACGGTGAATAGTAGGTACCACGATTTTTGCTAGTTTTCATGAGATAATTAC